CGGTTCGTCGAGGCCGGAGAACTGGCTTACCCGACATCAGGTGCGGCAACTGCCCAGATACTTGGATCCTCATGCTCCGTGTTAGACAGCTGCATCAGTGATGCATTCGACGGGTTTGGCATGGATGGCATGGCTGATTTTGTGCAGCAGGACGTTATTGGCGAGGCCAGCGGAATGGTTGGCTACGTCTCAAACGCCATGAAGATGATTGACGATGGCGTGTCTGCTGGAGCACGTCTTCTCCAGGGTGATATTTCGGTGCTGCTGCCTCCTCCGTCATCAGGGAAAGGCTTTATTGAGTCGCTGCAAAAAATGTGGCGAACAGGCAACCGGCTGTACGGCAACTCTGCCGATCTGATCACGATGGCAAAAGCTCTTTCGGGTATCAGCCTTGGAAAAGACCTGGCGCCAAAGGGAGTGTGGAAAACAGACAGCCAGAGCACCAGATCCAAAACAGAGCAGCGAAACTATATTGCGAGCGCGATCCGTACTACAGCCTTAAGCGAGGCGGTTTACACCGTAACGAAACTTCCCGCTCCGTCGGCTGTTACAGCTCCCGGCTCCTCCGGTCAAAGTACTGCGATAGTGGCGAATGTCTCTCACCCGGCGCTGAGCAACGCGCCAACAAATACCGTCACTCCTGATGCTCCGTCGTGGGATGAACTTACTGTAGTTCGCGACACCCTGAATCAGGCAATCGTGAAAGAGATGGAGCGGACGACTGACGATCGTGTTTTCACTGCACTGCGCCGTCTAAAGGCAGATCTGAATGCCGACCTGACGCAACGTCTCAGGCAGACGGACAAAACCATAACGGTACTGCCCGTGGGAATAGAGCCTGCCGTGGTTCTGGCTGCGCGTGTCTACGACGATGCCAGCCGCGCCACCGAAATTATTCAGCGCAACGGTATTGCGCACCCCGGATTTGTACCTTTGCAGCCGCTTAAATTGTCGACGCGCCAGCTGGCGTGGCGGGTAAACCAACAACTCGATCAGGACCAGCTTTATACGGCCAGGACCAGCGACTGGTTGCGATGGGCGATCGCGGTGGAGAAAGCCTGTTCATTAGGATTTTAGGAGTCAGCATGTCCCAGTTTACTGAAGCCGATTCATCGGTTAACCGCCTGAATGCGGCCGTTACGGCATTTGAAAAAGTATTGACCCAGCCGGAAGGAACTGTGGTCGAAATGCCCATAGGCGCGGCTCAGCCGAGCCTGGCCGAAAGATTAAAGCGCGCTGTCGATGCAGTCACAGTCAAACCCGCCCAGGCCGCAGCGCAGGCCACAGCTTCAGCTCAGCAAGCCCAGGCCGCGCAACAGTCAGCCGCCCAAAGCGCAGCTGATGCTGCGAACTCGGCGGCTGCCACCGGATACGTTGATGCGCCGCTCCCGGATGTCTGGCTACCGTTCAATGACAATTTACAGATGCTGGCAGGTATAGCCCCGATTGATACAGTTCTTGTTAATGGAACCAATATTCCGATAGGAACACGAAGCGCCACCTTTTCTCGTGCCACTACCGGCACTTATATTGATAAAACAGGCGTGATGAAGGAGGCGGCAATTAATGAGCCTCGTTTTGAAAAACAGGGTTTAATGTGTGAGGGGGCTGCTACAAACCTTTATACCTACTCCGAGCAGTGGGGGGCAGGTTCACGAGTTACGACGACAAATAACAGCGGCGACTCACCTCGTGGCGATAAAACAATGGCGCTGGTGGTGGAAGATACAGCGGCTACCGAGCACTACACCCAAGACCGTAATATCGTCTTAACGGCCGGTACAACATATTGTTATTCTGTTTTTGTCAAAGCCCACACAAGCACACGCAATTTATATCTACGCGTTGCTTCTGGTAGTACGTCAGGTGTTTTTTTTGACCCATTGTCAGGTGCCTGGGTTGGGTCTGGCACTGGCACTCAGTTTGTTGATCGTGGTTTTGAAGATTTCGGAAACGGTATTTATCGCGTCTGGATGGTATTTACTGCCGCGCTCAGCCAGAGCACAGTTATTCGTATTCAGTTAGCGAGCGGTGTAACAGCTAGCTACACTGGTGACGGCATATCAGGTTTATATGTTTGGGGAGCGCAATTAGAAGATAGCCCATTCCCCACCTCATATATCAAGACCGAGGCGTCTGCAGCGACACGAACTGCCGACCAATGGACCATTCCTACGGAGAATTCGGGATTTAGAACTCTTGCCACGCTTTTTAACCGAACCGTTGCGGTTGAGTTAACTACAAAGTTTATGCCTGTTGGTGGTTACACAGAGGCTATATCTGTTCAGGGGCCTCGATATGACATTATTTGTAGGCTTGATACGGGCAAAATGATTCGTTCTTATCGGAGTTCCCCGCTAGAGATTGCCTCGCAAGATGGGCTGTCAGGTGTTTTTTCATATAGAGTCTCGGGTAATAATGTATTTATGTCATTTAATGGCAAAACTACATCAGGTACAAAGGCTAATGCTGACAATAATGCCATTACGAAATTTGGGAATACAAGTCAGTCGGTTGCCCGGTTCGTATATTACATTCGGAATTTACGTATCTGGCATCGTGATCTTTCTGATATCCAAATTAAAGGACTCCGCTGATGAGAGATTTATATCTGCGCTTCTCCAGTGAGGAAGAGGCGCAACAGAAATTAATTGCGTTCGGTTTTGAACATAAAGAAGAGCAGGGCGGTTTATATCATCCTGATATTTGTCTGGATGTGGTCGGCGTTATTACTACCAGTACCGGCGAAGCAGAGTCGGTGGAATACGTCACAGAACCCGGCTACCACGTCAATCTGCGTGTTATTAACGACGGTCTCGATTTATCCAGATTAAATGGGTTCGCCGTGAACCCTAAAACTCCTGCTCGCGTCTGGGCCTGATTATGGATGACAACGTTACTCTGAGGGTCAATGGCAGGGAGTGGGGCGGCTGGACATCAGTCAGGATCGGCGCGGGCGTTGAACGGCTGGCGAGGGATTTCAGGCTCGAAATTACCCGGCAGTGGCCAGGCGAGAACGGTGACACCCTCTCACTGAAAGTTAAAGGTGGCGACCGGGTCGAGGTTTTGATTGGCACTGATTTGGTGATCACTGGATGGGTCGAGGCTACCCCTGTTCGCTACGACGCACGCTCTGTCAGTGTTGGAATCAGCGGGCGCAGCCTGACTGCAGATCTGATCGACTGCGCCGCAGAACCGACGCAATTCAACGGACAGTCTCTGGTTCAGGTTGCAGCCGCGCTGGCAAAGCCGTTTGGTATTGAAGTCGTTAATTCCGGCGCGCCTGCTGACGTTATCCCGGGCGTACAGCCGGATCACGGCGAAACGGTTATTGAGGTGCTGAATAAGATGCTGGGTCAGCAGCAGGTGCTGGCTTACGACGACCCAGTGGGGCGGCTGGTGATTGGTGGAGTTGGGGCGACGCGAGCGCATACCGCGCTCGTTCTCGGCCAAAACATCCTTTCCTGCGATACCGAAAAAAGTATCAGGGACCGATTTTCAACGTATCAGGTATCCGGGCAGCGAGCCGGGAATGATGACGACTTCGGCGCGGCCACAACAACGGCTCTCCGGGCGAAGACCGAAGATGCCGGGATCGGGCGGTACCGCCCAATGGCCCTTCAGCAGACAGGCCAGGCGACGGGTGCAAGCTGTATTGCCCGCGCTGATTTCGAAGCGCGGCAGCGCGCCGCCCGCACCGATGAAACAACGTATACCGTGTGGGGATGGCGCCAGGGTGACGGTTCTCTCTGGCAACCTAACCAGCGGGTAATCGTCTTTGACCCCGTCTGTGGGTTTAACAACCGTGAGCTGCTGATTTCCGAGGTGTTGTTCACCAAAGACAGCAACGGCACGATCACCGAGTTGCGCGTCGGGCCGCCTGATGCCTATCTGCCGGAACCTGCTGATCCCAAACAGCGGAAGAAGAAAAAAGCCGTGGAGGCCCCTTTCTGATGCGTAACTTTCAACAACTGCAGCGCCAGCTGCTTAGTCTGATTTGCCGTGCGGTGGTCGGCAGCGTTAAGCCTGGTTCTAAATGCCAGGCGGTGGATGTTGAACTGCTGGCGGGTGAGCAGAAGGGCGGCATTGAGCATCTTGAGCCTTACGGGTTTACCTCGCATGCGAAGCAGGGTGCTGAAGCTCTGGTTCTGTTTCCTGACGCCGATCGCTCACATGCTGTAGCGGTCACCGTGTCCGATCGCCGCTTTCGCATCCGTTCTCTTAAGCCGGGTGAAGTCGCCATTTATGACGATCTGGGACAGTCGGTCACACTGACGCGCGCCGGTATTGTCGTGAACGGCGCCGGAAAGCCCATTACTTTCAGGAACGCGACGAAAGCGCGGTTCGAAATGGACATCGAATCGACAGGCCAGATCAAAGACCATTGCGATACCACGGGACTGACGATGGCGGAAATGCGTATTGCCTACAACGGCCATATACACAAAGAAAACGGTAACAGCACAGACGTGCCGGACAAACAAATGGGGACGTAAATATGGACCTGTGGCTAACCGTAAACGGGGTAAGCGTTTCAGCGAATGCCCCTCTCGATTTACTCACCCGCTCTGTTGTGATTTCTCTTTTCACCTGGCGCCGTGCGCAACCGGATGACAATGCCGATCAGCCTAACGGGTGGTGGGGCGATACCTGGCCTGCAGTGCAGAACGACAGGTACGGTTCGCGCCTCTGGCTGCTTCAGCGTCAGAAGCTGACGAACCAGACAGCCCTGGTCGCCAGGACGTATATCAACGAAGCACTGCAGTGGATGATCGACGACGGCGTTGTTTCCAGAATTGACCTCCTCATTCAGCGCACCGGCATTAACGAACTGGGTAACAGCATTACGCTGTGGCGCTACAACCAGCCCACCACTATTTCTTTTGACGATCTATGGAGTGCGATCACAAATGGCTGACAGCGAATTCCAGCGCCCGACGCTGGCAGAAAATATCAGCATGCTCCGCACCGACCTTTTTTCCCGACTGGACGCGAGCGACACTATCAGGCGTATGGATGAAGACGTGAGGGCGAAAGTGTATGCGGCCGCGCTGCATACCGTGTATGGCTATATCGATTATCTGGCGCTGAACATGCTGCCGGATAAGTGTGATGAAGCCTGGCTGGAAAGACACGCGGCCATGAAGCGCTGCCCACGAAAAAGCCCTACAGCGTCAGCAGGATTTATGCGCTGGGATGGCGTCACAAACGGCATTACGGTTAAGGCCGGCGCGGTTATTCAGCGCGACGACCTGATCCAGTACACCACCACGGCAGACGCGACCAGCGCAGGCGGCGTTCTGCGCGTGCCGATCGTGTGCAGTGTCACCGGCAACGTTGGTGAAATTGATGATGGCGCCGCGCTTTATCTGGTGACGCCTGTTAATGGCCTGCCGTCTTCAGGCGTAGCTGACTCTGTTGCTGGTGGGTTTGATATTGAGGATCTGGAGACCTGGCGCGCCCGGGTGCTGGAGCGTTACTACTGGACGCCTTTGGGGGGTGGGGACGGCGATTATATTGTCTGGGCCAAAGAAGTGCCGGGCATCACCCGGGCGTGGACCTACAGGCACTGGATGGGGGCTGGTACGGTGGGCGTGATGGTGGCCAGCGATGATCCTGTCAACCCCATTCCGGACGCAGCAACTGTTGCAGCGGTAAAAGCACACATTGCCCCTCTTGCGCCTGTTGCCGGTGCTGATCTCTATCCGTTTGCACCCGTCGCCCGTAAAGTCGATTTCAGGATACGCCTGACACCTGACACGCCAGAAGTTCGCTCGGCGGTAACGGCAGAGTTGCGCTCGTTTCTGCTGAGGGACGGCTACCCGGAAGGGGTGCTCGAACTCTCCAGGGTAAACGAGGCTATTTCTATTGCAGCAGGCGAGCACAGCCATGTTCTGGTGGCTCCGACAGCCAGTATCTCGATCGCGAAAAACGAACTGGCCATACTGGGGACGCTCGCATGGACGTGACCGATGACGACTACATCCATTTGATGTCAGCCCTGCTGCCGCCTGGTCCTGCATGGTCAATTGACGATCCGGCAATTATCGGTGCAGCTCCCTCGCTGCGGCGGGCTCACCAGCGCGCCGATGAGTTGATGCTGGAATTAGATCCGCGCACTACCACCGAGCTGATTAACCGTTGGGAAAACTGCTGCGGCCTGCCTGATGAATGTATCCCTACGGGTACGCAAACGCTGCTGCAGCGACAGAACAGGCTGGATGCTAAGGTCAATTTAATCGGAGGCATCAACGAGACGTTTTACCTCAAACAGCTGGCTGCCTTAGGTAAGCCAGGGGCGACGATCACCCGATACAACAAAGGTCCGTTTAAATGTACCTCCGCATGCACTGAGGCCGTTTATTCCACCGAATGGCGTTACTACTGGCAGGTAAATATGCCGGCCGCCACAGATGCCACCTGGATGACATGCACAGACGACTGCGACACCCCGGTTCGTTACTGGGGCGATACGGTCGCTGAATGCGTGATCAGCAAACTCTGTCCATCTCATACTTACGTACTTTTCAAATATCCGTAACCGGAGAAACTATGCATCGCATTGACACACCTACTGCGCAAAAAGATAAATTCGGCGCGGGCAAGAACGGCTTTACCCGAGGTAACCCGCAGACAGGGACGCCAGCTACCGACCTTGATGATGATTATTTTGACATGCTACAGGAAGAGCTGGTTGGGATCGTAGAAGGGGCTGGTATAGCGCTCGATAAAACCAGGCGAAACCAGTTGAGAACAGCGTTGCCAGTTTTCCTGGGAATTAAAACTGCGGCATTACGTGATGTGGGTGTGGGGGCTAATCAGATCCCGGACATAAATTTTTTTTCCCGGTCTAACGGTGCGGCTTCTTTTCCTGGCGGCCTACAATTACGAATGGGAACAATTGCCGGTGACGGGACAAAAACATTTTCCACCCCTTTCCCTAATGCCTGCCTGGGTATTGTATTCGGTGTTGAGTACGTGAACACAGGTAACGCCTGGACACTGACTGGGGGTTATCGCCAGGGGTCAATTTCTGCTACTGGTTTCAGCTTCCATGCGATGTCTTCGCGTGGGGGCGGTACTGCAAACGAGCAGGCTGGAGAGAATTTTAGTTATATCGCGTGGGGTTACTAATGAAAGAGTATATTTATTCTGCAAGTAATAACTCATTCTTTAAAATATCAGAGCTTTATCTGTATAAAGGATGGAACCTGGATGACGCTGTTGAGGTGGAAGAGTCGATTTTTGTTGAATTCACACAAGACCGGTCAGCAGCTGGGCTTGTGAGGGTTGCAGGCAATGACGGCCTGCCGGCATGGGGTGAGATACCACCCCGCACATCGGAAGAACTTGAAGCCGATGCGCTCTCGCGAAAAGCTGCGCTTATCGCACAGACGACGCAAATTATCGATCCGCTCAAGGATGCCCTGGACGGCGGTTATATTGACGATGAAGATAAACCAAAACTCGTTGCCTGGCAGAAATATCGCTATGCCTTAACGAAGGTCGATGCGGCCAATCCAGTCTGGCCGGAAGCGCCGTCGCTATAGCGTCCCATCAAAAGCAGTTGTAGTTCCGTTCCGGTCATGAAATACCATGCTGCTCTCAAGCCAGCCTGTTTTAATCACTCAGTGCTGTACATTGATAGGCGTCGCCGCATTGATCTGCCCTCCTTTTAAAAATACTGTATATAAAAACAGTAAAATGGAGTGCAGATCATGCCCCGCAACTGCGATAGAGGTTAGGCCGGATTGTGTATCCAACTCCATCTCTGCGGTAGGTGTAGGAGATGCGGTCAAAGCTATCGGTACAAATAGTCTGAGCTATCCGACTAACGTTATTTTATCGTGTTACAACACTACCGGCGCAGTAACGTGCTTCAGTACAGATACCAGCTATGCGTGGGTCACTCATGCTAAGTCACTATCCCGTGGAACGGATGATGCTACATTTTCTCCTCCCGCTTCACTGGCATCTAAAGTTAATGGACAACTAATAGGTGTTGGAGTAGCAGATAGCGGGTCAGCACGTACATGGACCCAGCGCCTCCTGCTCGAAGGAGGGAGATCGTAATTGTGGAGAAGGGCCCCGTCGCGACGGGGGCTTCTCACTGACTTATAACGTAATTATTTCATGCAGTCTTTTTTACTAAAGTCTACAACTAAATTTATACCTTCATGATAAAGGTTATAATCTTGAGCTCTACTTATCTGCTTGTAATTGCAAAAATCCCTGGTTGAGGTATTTACTATATCACTGTTATACCCAGGATCTCGCTGTTTAAGTCCGTTCATTGACATATAATTATACGCCCACATCCAGTTACCAAAATAACTTACAACTAATGTATCTAGCAGCGGGAAGTTTTTTTGGGAGTTTAAAAGAAGACTAGATCTTGGTGGTGCACCATTGAAAATTATATATTTTGTGTTGTAGTCGATTTCCTTTGTGTCACCTTTTATTGAGTCAATAACTTGCTTGTCAACAGAAGCCTGATGCTTACTGGCATTCGCGTACGCGCATGTAAAAACAATCATGTACAAGTATAAAGGAAGAACAAATAAAGATGGCACTTTGCTTTCTTTGCATGCCAGCGTGGCAAGGAATAAAACAAAAAGTACATAAGCTCCAAAGCCTATGTAAAGTCTTGAGAATCTTACCATTGGGTTGTCAAGCACCAAAAGCGATCCTATCGCGGCAATCGGAGTAATCAATATTATAACGAAAGAAGCAGCAAATATTAGCCACGCAAACTTTCCTTGATTTACTTTTAAATAACGATAAGAAATAATCAAGGCAGAAATAAGTGATATGATAATAAGGGTTGGCAAAATATAACTACCCATTCCATAAGGTAGTATCACCTCTTGCACGTAAGAGTAGTAAGCATTAAGGTTATCGATTACTGTGGTAATCAGATTATCTGATACTCTCGGATGGTTGTCGCTATGCTCTGACATTAATGTTAAAGGCAATATTACCTTCATGTAAAATGCCAGCCCTGCCAGCGTACTTGCAACCCGCAAAGCTGACATCTTAATTATTTCAAATGGATTTTTTAATTTGTAAACATCAAAGAAGAATAAAAGCGAGATAAATATAAGCACTATGTTGACTGATGCCTGATATAAGCACATCACGCCAACCACTAAAGACGCTTTAATTAATGCATTGGTGTAATTATTTCTTGATAAATTAAATAAAAAAACAAAAGAAAGCACTGCCGAAAAAAGTATCGTCAAACTATCAAATCTGTAACTGAGAATTTCAACGATAAACGGGTTTATCAAAAATGATAAAGGGATTAAAAACAGTCCTTTTTTGTTGTTGAAGAACTCTTTGCCAAATCTGTAAAACGCCCATGACAGCATGACGCAGGCAGCAAGAAGAGGTGCCGGGGCTATGTCTGTCATGGTTCCGCTAAACATAATAACAGACATCAATAGATCAGAAAGGGGGCGGCCATCTTCCCACCAGAATCTGTATCCTAGTGTTGACCGGCCAATGTCATCTATGTAATAAATGTTCGCTAAAATTATTGGGGCCACCAATAAAAAAATAATGATGAAATATTCCTTTATCTGCTTCATGCATCATCTCCGGACTTTAAAATATATCTAGGCCTTTTTTTAGATTCGGTATAGATCCTTCCGATGTACTCACCCAGAATACCGATACCAATGAGTTGCACTCCGCCAAGGAAAAGAATGGAAACCAGTAATGACGGGTAACCACGTACAGGGTTCCCAAACGCCATGGTATCAACAATCATCCATGCGCCATAAATAAAAGACAAACCAGCAACTAACAAGCCTATGTAAGTCCACATGCGCAGAGGAAAGGTAGAGAAGCTGGTTATTCCCTCAACTGCAAGATTCCATAGCTTCCAGCCATTGAATTTTGAGTCACCAGCTACCCTTTCAGCCCTAGTATACTCAACAACATCAGTATTTCCTCCTACCCAGCTAAGGATACCTTTCATAAAGAGATTTCGCTCTGGAAGGAGTTTAATATTTTCTACAACATCCCTCGACATCAGGCGAAAATCCCCGACGTTTTCCTCAATTTTGGGGTTGCTGATTTTGTTGTGCAGCTTATAGAACCACTCAGCGGTCTTACGCTTAAGTCGTCCATCGGTTGATCTGTCTGCGCGCTTTGCCAGAACCATGGCAGCGCCAGCCTGCCATTTATCGATAAGCGCAGGTATTACATCAATAGGATCCTGAAGGTCTACATCTATCGGTATGATGGCTTCGCCGGATGCATGATCGAGCCCGGCAAACAATGCTGGTTCCTTGCCAAAGTTACGAGTAAATGACAAAGGAACAACAAGTGGGTCAGCGATTGCCAGGGACCTGATTATTGATTCAGTAGCATCCTTGCTGCCATCGTTAATGAAGACTATTTCGACTTCATATTTCTTAAGACCTTCAAACTCCCGTACGGTCTTATAGAAGATTGGAATTGCATCCTCTTCATTAAATACCGGAACGACCAGAGAAATTTTCAT